GCCACCAAAGCAAGCCCGCCAACATCGCTCATCGGCTGCCGACGCCAACGGCGCACCGCGTCATCCTCAACCAAAGCAGACCACGCCAACACAGCCCGCTGCCCCTCTTCAGCCGACCGAAGCATCAAAACTCACTGAGACGGTTGCAGCTGGCGTAAAGCCTCCGACACCAACAGATCTTCGGCGCCATCCCGCTCGTTCTCAACCCGGGCAATCTCATCCGAGGCCTCGGCCGGTGTCATCCTCATATACCGTTCAAGCAGGGTCCGCCGCGACACCACGGGGGAACCGTCACCCATCCGCAGCGAACCCCACTTCTGCGCCGCATCCGCACGCTGGGCTTCTGACTGGTTCTCTGCATCCTCCCAAATAGGCATCCCATATCTACAAGCATCAGCCAACGCCGGTGTGTCCCAAACTTTCGCCATCAACGCAAACAGTCGCCGAGCCGGCGAATTTAGGAACTGCTGACATTCCTTAACCTTCGACAGCAGCCCACGATCCGCGACACTCACAGTGTCCGCAGCAGGCGGGTTAGCGTTGCTGCCCACCACTAGATAATCCTGCGGCGTCCGGGTTTGGGCCGCGACATGACCAACAGCAATCTCCACAACATCGGTGAACACATTCAACCGTGCCGCGTCATACTGGCCGATCTTCGGTTCATCCCCCGGTTCGCCGGCAAGGAACAGCAGCCGACCACGCTCGAGCTCTTCAAGCGGGATTTGGCGACGCTGCCCCGTGTCTTGCCCGTTCGCGTCAAGGATTGGCAATGACGGCGCCTCCATCCCCAGCACGACCCTCGCCGGCAACGACGCATAATCTGCTGCCGCAAACATGTACGCCCAAAGTAGGTTGATCGCATCCTGCATCGGAACCACGCCAGCAATTTCTGACAGTGGTTCGCCACGCAGCAGCGGACGGTTGGGAAACTCCACAATCGGAACCTCACCCATCGGGTTCGGCAAAGGCCACGGTTCCCCCACAACTTCCCGTGGCTCCCAACCATCAACAGCACCCGCAACAATCAACCCCGACCAGGACTGTCGCCGAGAAAACTTCCAAATATGAGTCGGCGTGTAAAGAGTCGCATACCGGACATTTTCGTCTTGCCACGCCTTCAACGCCCGCACCGGACGGCGCGAATTCTCAGGATCATACGCAACAATCACCTGCGATGGATCTTCCCACGTCACCAAAGGCCCGTCGGACTCCCGGTCATGCCACACAAGCGCATAAGACCGGCGCGACTTCACGGTCTCTAGGAACCCCTGCGACGACTGCGAATCCAACTCATTATCCAACCACGAACGCCACAACAGGTCACCATCGGCGGACGGAACCTCATCCGGCAGGCGAAAACCGGTCATGCGCAACCGCTGCGAAGTCGCATCAGCAACCACAGCACACCAGTTATCCGAAAAATCGCGGAACCGGTCATGGTGGAAACGACGCCACGAATCAGACGCCATCACCAACGGCTGCTCACCACGATAATACTTGTCGAACTTGGTGAGTTCAGATTGACGTGCAGACAAACGCCGATAGAGGGCATCAACCATCTGCGCAGCTTCTACAACTGTCAACACAGAACAAACCCTCCTTATCCTGCTCTAAGCCAAAATCTGTGCAGAACCAAACCGTCTACCCTGCTGAACCTCACCAGCACGCAACGCATCAACACGCGCCTGCCACGACAACACTAAAGCCATCGCATGATCAATCTTCGCCGGTGAATCCGACCGTTCCTTCGTGATAGTCCACAAAGGCCGGCCCTCATCATCCACCATCCGAACATTCCGCTTCTGCGCCGCGGCAACATGCCGCGTCAACTCGGCATCACCAACATGCCGAACCTCACCACCACGAATCGCCTCCGCCAAGCCACGACACGCAAACGCCGTCCGCCGCAACCCCCGCGAATCAGTATAGAAAGCCAACACGCGCCGCGTCCCATGACGGCCCGCCCACCGCGCCAAACACTCATCCCAACCAAAAGCCGGATCACCATACAAACGTGCACAACGAAACCTTGAAAACACCTCATCAACCACAGGGTCAACCTCAGCAACCGGAACCTCAGCATCCGGCCCGTCAGGCTCCCACGACGCATACCTCACCGCAGTACCCGAACGCAACGACACAACCACCAGGCTCGTCACATCCCGCCAACGGGAACCATCAAACCCCGCCACAACAGGCTCACCCGCAACCGGGGCAACACCATCCCCCAGCTCCCCCCACCGGGCCATATCAAAAGCCTGACGCTCAGACTGAACCCAACGATTCAGCCACACCCGCTCCAAATAGGCCGCGTCAGCACCAGGCCTATCCCACTGCTTCGCGATACCCCGCAAATCCGACCACTGCGCAACCGCCGGCCCCGACGCCTCACGAACCGCCTCAACCCGACCAGCCAACGAAGACAAATCATGACCAGCTGACGCCTCACGATGAAAATACAACAGTTCCGGCTCATCAACCTCGCCACGCGAAATCGCCAAAGCCTCATCACGATCCAACTCGGCAACCGAACCGCCGCCAGGCTCACCAGCAGTCGTCACACCAAGCGACCACGGCTCAGCCAAAGGCCGCTTCGGAAGATTAGCCTCCATCGTCTCATACGCATGCAAATGCGAAGGCAACACCAAACGGTGCGTCTCATCAAAACCTTGAAACGTTGTACGCGCACCATCCCGAGCATTCGGAGACTGCGACAACGGAACACACTTACCATCCGCACGACCACGAGCATCCAAACGGATAACCCGCTCCAACCCAACATCAAACAACCCCGCATCAGGACCCTCCTGACACACCACCAGCAAAGCCCCAAACGCCAGCTCCTCAACCTGCTCCTGCGTATACGCCAACAACGGAATATACGGATCAGACACAGGACGCCCAACAGGAAAACCTCGAGCATCCCAACCGTCAAACCTAACCGGCCCCTCAGGATGCAACTCCGCAAACGCCACCCACGCCATCAACTCAGTTTTCGCCGAACCCTTACGCCACGAAAACCGAACCCTACGAAACCGGCGACGCCCCGCCAACTCATGCCCACGAGGATAAACCTCATACGCCCGCCAAATAGCAGCCCGCTTCTCGTCATCCAACAAAGCCGGCCGGCCCTTCAAATCCCCCGGACCGAAAACCGCCCGCTCCTCAATCAGCTGACAAACCTGACCACCCAACGACGGCCAAGGCTCCCCATCCAAAACCGGAACATGAAACGTCGTCACAAAGCCCGCAGAACCTCGCGCGGATCAACCTGCGACCTCGAGGAGCTCGACGATGGACGAGCCCGACGAACGTCACCCTTCGCTTTAGCCTCATCCGAACGCTCAATCTCCCACTGCAAACGCCGCCGATCAATCGGGGACAAACCAAACCGCATCCCCTGCTGCCGAACCTCAGCAGCCAACCGAGTACGCTCCGTCGCACTCCCCGCAGACCAAAAATCGTCCACAATCGCAGCCAACAAAAACAAGCCGTGCCTGTCCGACGTGTCAAACTCCGGGGCCATCGGAGACGCCCACACATCCCGCCACCACTGCAAAGTCAACTCATGCCAATCCCTGTTGGGCAGTTCAGGCGCCACCACCGCAGCATCCGCACGCAACGTCGCCGCCGTCGCCATCTTGTTCCTACGCTGCCGCGTCGAAGCATCCTTAGGCGCCGGACCAGGCATTACTACACCACCCCTCAACCAAACGGAGGGAACCCGAACACAGGCCGCAAACGCCTGTCATTCCTCGGATGCCCCTTACCCGCAGGAACATCAAGCAGCCGACAACACGACCGACACCTGAACGCACCCAACCGAGACAACACACCAGGATAAGACAATGTTGAAGAAACACCACACACGGTGCGCCCCAACCCAACCGACCAATCCTCTGGATCATCCACCAACGAGTCAACCGCGTGTAACACGTCACCCGTCGCAGTCTGCGCCCACAAAGGCCCTAGACCCATCCAGTTAACCACTCTCCAACCCTTCTAGGCTTGGGGAATGCGAAGAATTAGGAATACACGGGGAACCCGTACGCCCCAAA